ATTAGAATAATTATGAACTTTATAGAGAAATATATTTTTGATAACAATATTTTTTATTAACGACTATTTTCTGGATTCAATATTGGTACATTATCTTTACTAAAATATATATGTATTTTTATTAAACACCATAGTATAAATGCGACTATAATCAAACCTATAAGATAGTGAATTAAATCAAAAAAAATATCTATCATAATAAATACTAATAATATATTTTTAAAGATAATAAAGATTTTTTATAGATATATATATTAAATGATACCAATTGTATTATTATTAGTTCTTTTCGCTAATGTTTGTGCTCAAGTTAAATTGAGAGGATCATTAGATTTGTCTTCAAGCAACGATGATTCGTTTCATTGGAAAGAATTTACAAATTTTCAAGAAAGATTTAGCAAGCGGTATTCAAATCTTGAAGAGTTAGAAACTCGTTTTGCCATTTTTAGAAAAAATTTTATTACAATTCTAGAACACAATGCTGACCTAAAACAAAATTTTACTATGGGAGTAAATCAATTTACTGATTTAACACCAGAAGAATTCAAAATCCAATATGTTGGAGGATTAAAGGCCGAAGTTGGTAGTTATGGTTGTAAATCATTTTCATCTAGTGCTTCTGGTACTCCTTCATCAATTGATTGGCGTACTAAGGGAGCAGTTACATCCGTTAAAGATCAAGGACAATGTGGTTCATGTTGGACATTTTCCGCAACTGGTGCGGTTGAGGGAGCATGGGCTATATCTAAAGGACAATTAATTGATTTATCTGAACAAGAGTTAGTTGATTGTGCAACTGGAGTTTCTTATGGTTCTCATGGTTGCAATGGTGGACAAATGGAAGGAGCATTCAAGTTTGTTGTAGAAAATGGTCAATGTTCACTTTCTTCTTATCCTTATACCTCTGGTGTAACAAAGACTGGAGGAAATTGTCAAAAATGCTCTGCAATTGTTCATATTTCTTCATGTTCAGATGTTAAACCAAATGATCAATTATCTTTAAAGGCTGCTGTTGCTCAACAACCAGTTGCTATTGCAATTGAAGCCGATACTCGTTACTTTCAATCATATTCTAGTGGTGTACTAACATCTTCAAGTTGTGGAACAACTTTGGATCATGGTGTTCTCATTGTTGGATATGGTAGTGAAAATGGACAAGACTATTGGTTAGTAAAAAATAGTTGGGGTACAACATGGGGTGATAAAGGCTATGTAAAAATTGCTCGTTCATCTTCCACAAATGATGCAGGAATTTGTGGTATTGCTATGGATCCGTCTTTTCCAAGCGTTTAAATTTATATAATTTAAGATTCAAAGTCATATTCAATAAGTGATTTTAGATCAGTTTTTAAATAATTATATAAATTATTTTTAATACGAGTCAGGGTTGCATCTTGTGTGTACTTCATGTCCATTAACTTTATAACTGCTTTATTAAATAATTCGGCAACTCTATCATTATCATCAAATTTATGTTGATTTGCATTTTTCCATATAATCAACTCTTTCATAATACGTTGATTAACATTTTTTAATAATAAAATTAGATCAGGTAAAGACAATTGCTTCCATTCAGAAACGCCACTAATATTTTTTTCACATATGTAAAATATATTTGTTTTTTCTGTAAAACATCTAATTGGATATACAAATTCCGAATTTTGTAAATTATACTCAAATACTTGTTCAATAGTATAAATAAGATTATTTTCCATCAAAGATTCAAAATGTACTTGTTCAGTCTTTAAATAAGTAATCCATTCTAAGAAACCAACAGTAGGAACAATATTATCATTTAACCATTGAATAACATTTAGTTTTTGTTTCTTTTTACTAATCCATTTTTGCATTTCTGTCATTTTTTCTTCCATTTTTATAATTTTCAATGATAGTTCTTGCACAATTTTTACCAAATTACAGTGATCAACTGTATCCCCAATTTGTTCAAAATCTGCCTCTTTTTCTCTTTGTGTTCGCATTTTAAAATTACATAATATTACATGCTTATCATACAAATGTTTTCGGGTATATTTTTTGTTACAACCAGTACAATAAAATGTATTAGAGGTTTTTAATTCTTGTATACTAGAATTCATTTTCAAAAATAGTATGAAACAAAATATATATTTGAATAAAGGAATCAATTTTTTATAATAAAATAATAATAATTATGTATATAAATGGCAAATATAGAATTTTTATCCCCATTATTGTTTTATCAAACTCCGGTGGATCAGTTTCAAACTTGGAATGGTAGTACACAAGAAACGGGGTTTCCTACCGAACTAGGAAGTTGTCGTGGTTGCAATAAGAACTTGGCTGGAATGGATCCTGCTAGTCAATACCAGCGTCAAAAAATAATACAAAATACCGTGAGAGTCTATGCTTCTTTGTACACAATGAATTTAGGGGCATTAAGTAGTTATCAAAGACCATTAGATAGATTTGTAAAAGTAGAACAAGCAGGAACAGCATATTTTGCTCCTCCACGTGTCTATTGGAATCAAATGAGTGACCGAGCAATTCCATCAGTTCAAACTGCTGTAACTAGTCCTGGTTCAATTTATAGAGCCGCTAGTACTAGACGTACAATTGTAAGGGATAGACCAGGAGCATTGTCACCTGGTGGTATAGGTGTAGATATAAAACATAATTCTTATGATAGATATTTAAATAAATTAAAAGGCAGAGGTCCACTAAGACGTGGTACTATTCCTCCCGATTATGGTGTACCATATCCATTTATTCGTGCTTATCCAATTTATGGTGGTAAAGTGCTTAAAACAGGAATTGTTAATACTTGTAATTGTCCAGAAGAAATATTGGGAGATAAATATATTTATGAAAATGCTAACAATGCTATTCAAGATGAAATCTTGAATGTAACATATAAATTCCATATTGGTGACTTTGTATGGGTGAAGAAATCACAATCGGATAGTGTATTCTATAAAGCAATTATAAAATCAATAGAAAATGAATTAGCAGTAGTACAAACTGTAGAAGATAATACAAGACTTGTTCTTCCAAAGAGCGAATTACTATTATTTTTTGAATGTAATAATTGTCAAGGTTTAGATAATATATCCGTGTTTGATCAATTGTTAAATATAAATGATGGCACAACAGATCCAGTACCGTTGTGTTCTGCGCTAAATGCCGCAGCGGCCGGCGAACTACTTTAGATGTAAAAAATAAAATTAAAATATTTGTATAGAATATATGCAAGGCCGTTTTAAAATGTCTTTCGGAAATGATAATTTTAGAGTTGCTCGTCAACGAGCTTTAGCGTCATATCAAGCGAACATAAGTGATATGCCTAATCGTAAAAATCCAACATCATTAAATGCTCCAATGATAGATCGCGTATATAGAGCAAAACCAGGTTGCAGTGCATGTGGTAAAAAAGTTACATAGAAAAGTGTAAAATAAAATATTTATAATATATTGTAATAATATAAATGAGTAGATCAATAATAGATTCAATAGCAATAGGTTCTGGTCCAGATTCAAGTAATATAACCGCATATCCCCAAAATTCATTGCATCGTAGTGGTAATTTTATAACATTTTTTGACACTACTATATTACCCTATAATAAGCAATATAATAATTGTTCAAATACTCTATGTTATACTTGGAGTAAAGGTACATTTATTTATAAACCCCATACAGCATATGGTATGGTAGGAACAAGTGCTGCAGCATATTTAGGTCGTAGAAGACGTTTGTAAATTATATATAATTGTAATATTAATCATATATAATTAAATAGTAGTACTGCTGGAACAATCAAGGCGATGTGATAGATAATAACTGTGATCATCGCTGTTAGTTTGATAAATAGAAAACTGATCAGCGCATGTAGGATCCTCGCAATTTGATTCGCTACATACTTTTAAATTACCTGATTGATCCTCAAAAACCTCCCTACATGAATGTAGGTAACCAAATACCGACTGGGGAGGAACATGAGGAACCACATCTTTGTTATGAGTAAAACGCCAATTATCATTTATTATTGTATTCACAAAACCACCATATTTTGAATCACCTACTCGCGGCTGACCAAAATCATATATAGAAACCTTTATACCCATCCTTTCTAACTCCATTCCTAAGAGTTGACTAGTTGAAGCACCATATGAATGACCTGTTACTAACACTGAATAACTTGGATAACGTTTGCTTAACAACTTCACAACTTCTATTGTCTTATTTGATACTCCCAATGCTGATCTGTAGAAACCATTGTGTACCTTACAATTACATTCTGACCACGTTTTATAATCTACTAATTTTACCTCAGCATCATCTAACCAATTCATTACACTTGAAGAACCACGCATTGAAACATAAATTGTTTTTGTTGAAGATAACACACCTATAAAACCCTGTAAATCTGTTTTTACATCATATAAAGTATCTTCATATACGAATCCTGATGCTGGACCTATCAATTTCATCGTTTTATAATTTTCTTTTCCACAATAAGCAGCACCTGATAAATATACACTTATTTTCGCTTGATTCAAATCTAAACCATTTATACCTATATAAAATAACAAAAATATATAAAAAACTAACATTTTTATAATATATATAATACGTAGTTTTTATTTTAAAATTATTTATTTTTATATTATATAATGGCTGGATTGCTTTATCAAAATTCTCTTACTAGATGCAGAGGATGGATCAATCCTAATGATCTATATTTCGGACCTCAGATTGCTGGATTATCTAGTTATTACAGTCCCGCAGCATCCACTAGTCTAGTTAGTATAAAAGGCCTTAACTTTTTTTCCTATTCTAATGTACGGTTTAGTACTTACAGTCCTAATGTATATTTTATCAATTCTACTCAACTAGATTTTTATGTACCCTCCACTTTACCAGCAGGCACATATACTGTTCAGGTTTTCAATGGTTCTAATGGCTCTAATATTGTTAATTATACAATTGATAACGCAAGTGGTAATTGGATGATAAATCCAAATCAAACTATTACTAATTCTAATCCTGCAGGATTATTTGTTAACGGAACTTTCAGTAGAGGTGCACCTTATACCATACCAACTAATGAAACTGTATATGTATGTGACTCTAGAAAAAATTCTTTAAATCAAATTATATATGACAATTGGCTAATTTGTGATCCTCCTCAACTTAATTATTTAACTATTCAACTACCATCAGCAAGTCAATATGTTGGAAGAGAACTTATGTTCAAAAATGGTTCTAACTACAATGTTGATAACAATCCAGTTATACTTCTTAGTAATAATGATAAATCTGGTGAACTATTTCTTGCTGGCTTTATTGGAGCCAGTATCACATTAGTAAGTGATGGTACTTCATGGGTGGCTATGCAATCTTCTGGAAGATCTATTTGATTTATTTTTTTTTGTTATTTTTTTTTTTATTATTCTTTTATTTTTAAATCGTCGTTTTGACATTTTTTTACCACCTTTTTTTACGCTTTTTTCTTCATCTGTACTTTTTTGTATTTGAGGTAAATCAGTAAAAAAATTTATATTAGAATATTTGGGGTTTTTTTGAGATACTTTTACAAAATTAGTCATCTCGCGACAAACCTTTGGAGAATTGGGTAAAGAAGCAATTGAAATACTTTTTGGAGGAGAAATTATTGTTTCGGAAAATCCTGTATTTGCTGCTGCTGGTAGTACTCCAACTCCTGGATCTACAACTTCTGATGCTGGTATAGAAGACATTATTTATATATATTTTATATTATAAATTATAATTATAATTAGTTGATGTATTTAATAAAAATATATCAACTATATACATGAACTATTGGTCATATGTGTTAATATTTGTTAGTATAGCAATAATATTGTATTGTGCTTCAGTAAAAACTTTGAAAGAAACTTTAACAAATAATAATAATATAGTTCTATTAGGTGATAGCATTTTAAATAATTCTAATTATGTTCCTGCTGGAAAATCTGTTCTAGATATCCTAAAACAAAAGACAAAAAATTTATATAGTTACGCTAAAGATGAGGCAACTATAAAGGATTGCTATGATCAATTAAATGAAATTCCAATGGATTTAAATAATAATAATACATATTTTTTTATTTCAGCAGGTGGTAATAATATTTTAAATACTAGAGTGCAAATGGATGATCAATCATTAAATTTATTGTTTAATGAATATATTAAATTATTAGGTGATATTAAAACAAAGTTTCCAAATATAAATTTAAATGTACTAAATCTTTATGTTCCTTCTAATCCACGTTTTGAAACGTACCGTAGCATGGTACAAACATGGAATAATTTAATATCAAAAAATTCAACAAATGTAGGTGAATATTACAACGTTTTAGATATATATAAATTATTAAAAAGTCCAGAAGATTTTGTATATGATATAGAACCATCTGCAAAAGCAAGTGTTGAAATTGCTACAATGATATTTTTAACGCAATAAAATATTACAAATTGAAATTTTGTTTAAACTCATCAATTGATAAAATGGGTATATTTAATTTTCTTGCTTCTTCTGCTTTACCAGTATCTTCATCTTTTGACTTGGCGATAACGAAGTCTGTATTCTTACTAACATTTGTACCTTGATTGGCTCCAATATTTTTTAGAAAATCAATAATATCTTTATCTCTAGTTCCTGTTAAAACAATAGTTTTTCCGAATAATGGATGTTTTGTGTCTAATTGTTTTTTACTAGGTGTTTCGTGTAATTTATTTTCTAATCCACATTCATCTATAAATGAAACAAAATCAGGGATTTTATCTACAAATGCTTCCGCTGTTTTAGAAGCCATTCCCTTAATTGATGTTACACTTTTAATTTTATTTTGTATAGAATCTTTAGATACTAAAATATCAGGTAATTCTGTTATTATTAGTTCCATTTTTTTTTCACTAAAACCTCTTCCAAATATGTTTGAAGCAGCCATTAATGATACAATAGATGCATCGTGTATTTTCTGTTGTATTCCTGTATATATTTTATTGGCTAATTTTCCTTTAAAACCTTCAACAGTAAGAAAATCGTCTTCATTCATTTTGATAATTTTTGGTACTGTATCATATCCTGCCTTGATAAGTCGTAATATGTTACCACTGCTTAAACCTTCAACACCAATGCCTCTGAAGAATCCTGTGATATTTTTTTCTTTTACAGTGGGATCTTCAGCAGCATTTTGTAACATAATATCTACATGTGTATCATTCCATTGAAACGGAACATCGGGCATTTTGGCTTCTGTAGCAGGTTCTGCAACAGATTTAATATGTGGAATGACATCTCCACTTCTAATTAATTCAATCAAAGCCCCAATTCCAATTTTATTATCTTTAATAAATTTTGCGTTAAATCCAGTAGCATATGTTATTTGTACTCCTCCTAAATTTATTGGTTCAATTTGAACGCGCGGTTTTAAATATCCATCTTTACTAGGTGTCCATAATACATCAACTACTTTTGCTTCGGCTACTTGATCAGATAAAATCATTTTGAAAGCAAAGGCATGTTCAGGATTTCCAGACTTTCGTGGATATATTTTATCATCAGTAACAATTATTCCATCAATTTCATAAATATAATTTTTTCTCCAATCAACAAGAGTTTGTGACAACATTTCATTAGAAAGTGTCTCAACAAGTTCATATTTTACAGGTTCTATATTTAAAGTTCCTAGAAACTTCATTTGTTCAGATGGTTTTAGTTGAGGTTTAATTACTTCATATGCTACAAAATGTAAATCATTAACAGCCTCATTAATAGTTTTATGATTGACTAATCCAGCGACCATATTTCTAGGATTAGCAAATTTGGTACTATATTTTTGTGTAAACACATCTTTAGGAATAATAAATTCTCCTCTGATAACGAGACCTTTAGTTTTAGGTAATCGTAAAAATGGTATTAAATGACTAATATCTTGTCCGACTTTTCCATTTCCTCTAGTATAAAGTTTAGGTTTCTTATCTTCAGTAGTATAAAGTCCACTAACTCCATCAAGTTTAGCAGAAATGACATATGGTCCCGAATATTTATGCATCCATTTAGTCAATTCTTGTGTATCAGGTTTAATTTTATCCATGGAAGCCATTTCGTATGGTAAAGTAGCCTTATTTCTTTCTACTTCTGCTCCGATTTCATTTATAACAAGATTATTTGGGTATTTTTGTTGAATAAATTCTTTGACAATGTCGTATTGATTATCAGTCATGATAGGTATTTGATTGTAATATTTTTTGCTAGAAATTCTCATTATATCGGTAAGTTGCTTTTCATTAAGGCTTTCTAAAACAGGTAATCCGCTGTGTTGGAATTGTTGAATAATCTCTAAAATATTTGATTCGGTTGGTAAGTGTTCTGGTTCTTCAATAATTTCAAGTTCAACCGTAGGTTTCCCTTTTTTAATAATTTTTTTTTTAAGTGTTTTGTTTTTTGGTTTAGGTACAATTTCAAATGTGTCTTCAGGTTGTTTTATGGAGGTTTTTGCTACATCCATGTAGGGAACATGTACTGGTACAATAGGCTCCTCTTCTGCTACATCCATGTAGGGCGAACCAATTTTCAAGACTACAGACCGACCGTCTTTTCGCTCTAACGGTCTCTTATACTGCAGACCCAAGAAATCAAATATATCTTTTTCTGTTTTGAAATTTTTATTCACCTTTTCACCTTTTTTCTTGTTAGACATATTGTATATTCCATGTTCATTAAACGTATATCCTTTATTCAAACCATGTTGTCTCATTACTGTATTAAATATTTTTGAACCTGTAAAATACAAAATTGCAAACGCATACTCATCTAAAGGAGCATACAAGAAATCTACTCTTCTTGCTACACTATCAACTGGCAAACGACATATCACCAAAGTCTTTGACTGACCCCTTGATAAAACTTCCACAATTATTCCTGTCTTTAATAATTCGTCTATAAAATCTTTGTACACTGAACCTGTCTTACCAGTTATTATTACATCAATATCACCTGATGTTAACGCACCTCTACGATATGAACCTACTATTTCAAATTTATCTTCTCCCGATTTTTCACAACACTTTGAAAATATTGATTTAAATATATGATCATATTCTTCTATTTCAGAACGAGGAATACGTTGTTGAATATCGTCATGATATTTTAAACCTGTTTTTTGGATATCATTTAACAATTCATTTTGTCTTATACGTAAATCTTCTATTGTTTTTACACCTGCCTTCACTAATTCTTGTGCTTTCTTTGGACCTACACCATAAATTTCACCCAAAATATTTACTGGATTTTCTTTTTCGCGTTCTAATATTCTTAATGTACCTGTTTTTACATATTCTTCCAGTTTTTCCATTATTGTTGAACCTATACCCGGTAATCCTTTTAATTGCATTGGAGATAAAATATCATCTGGATATGCCATTATTGTTTCTTGTGCTTTTTGATACGCTCTACCACGAAATGGTTCACCTTGTTTAAACATTATACTACTCAACTGCTCCATTAAATCTATAAATTTCTCATTATAACGTTGCGGTTTATCTTCTTCCATTATCTCTAGTATTACTGGTGTCTTTAAATTTCTTTCTGGCGATACTACTTTAAAATTATTTTCAATTATTTCTTGTGAAGAAATTGGCACTGACACTGGAATTATCGGCGATGAAATTTTAGGTACTTCTTCTTCCACTATTTCAAATTCTATCATCTTTTTCTTTGTTTTTCGTTTTACTACTTTTTTTTCTTTTGATACCTTTTTTTCCTCTCTTTCTAATGATTTTATTATTTTATATGCATTTATTTCATCTTGTGTAAAACAATCTTCACCTAAAGGCTTAAATTTTTTTGTACCTTTTTTACATCTTTTCTTTTTTGAAGACAATGAAGATGATGACCACGTCAATGATGATATTGATTGTAAATTTGATTTTTTAGTTTTTGATGAGGAACTTGGACTATCTATTATTTCTAATTCTAATGGTTTTGGTTTTACCTTTCTTGTTTTTTTTTTATTTTCCATATATTTTAATTATATATTATCTTTTTGAAAAATTAAACAATTTATTTAAATTTGCATTACCATAAGCAACATTTATATTAGACACAGGCATTATTAATTTTGTTGATTTCATCTGTTTTATTTTATACTTTTGAATTATTGTTTTTACCAACATATCTTTATATTGCTGCGGAGTTAATGGTCTATTTGATACTTGTTCTTGAACATGATCCTTAAAGTATTTATTATAAATATAACTATTTTGAGGAATATTTTCTTCATACGAAGGTTTTACTTGAGTTTGTTGAGGTACTTGCTTTTGGGTCTGCTTTTGTATTTGCTTCTGTATTTGCTTTTTTGATTGAGGATTTTCATCTATTAAATGCAATTTACCATCTGCTACAAACATTCCCATTTTTGCCAATATGTCATCATAAGATATTTTAGGTTTTGGAGGAGGAACATATGGTCTTGTTACTCTTGCTTGAGTCCTAGGAATACTCTGTTTCATAGGTCTAAGAGGAGCAGTTTCTGGCACTTCAAAATGTACGCGTTTTACAGGATAATTATCTTCTGGAGAAACATTATGTAAATAATTATTTTCTATAAAATCTGTTTCATTTGAATAAATTTCTTCAAATTGGACACTTTCATCATCTATTTCAGAAATATTTAACTCCATTATAACTAACACACATATTTTTTTATTTATATTTATACTCAAAAATATATATATCTATTTTATATAATGAATCCATCTATACAAAATTATGGCTTTACTAAAACATATATTTCTAATAATAACCAAGTTAAAGAAAACGAAATTAAATGGAAAGGACATTATGACGGAAATCTTGCTGATGTCAATATCAATATTAATGATAATGGACATACACAAGATATTAATATACAACTTGATAATAACGATCTAATGAATTTATTAGGAATACAACCTGTTTCTATACCATTAGAACAAAGATTAATACATGATTTTTATCCGAGAGATAGTTATCCATCTATTCCTTTAGAGGGTGCATTATTACCATCTAAAAAAACCAAACGAAGACATAAAAGACATAAAAAACATAAACATCATAAAATTACACATAGATACCGAAACTAAATAATACAATTTGGATGTGTTAGTACTCTTAATAATTTATTCTCATTTTCTGTAAATTGTTTAGAATTTATAAATTTTTTGTACTTATTGGAAGTTTCAATAGTCAAATTTTTTAAATAATATGATGAGGCATAAATCACTTTATAAATTAAATCATTATAAATACATTCTACATATCCTTTTCTGTTATTTTTTATTATTTTTATAAATTTTATCAAATTTTCTATTTGTTCTTCAGAAAAAACAATTGTTATCACATTATGATATCTTGGAATTTTTTGCGTTCCATCTTCTTCTGATATAACATAAATATTTGAACAATTATAATATGTTGCTATCTCTTGAATATACATTTCAATATCAGAATATTTTGTTTCCTTCATCACATTTACAGAAATTTCTACAATATACCCCATACTACTATTACTAAATATTTTTACATTTTTTACGGTTTTTTTGTTTATGTAGCATAATTTTGCCTACATAATCTTTACTTCTATGTTTTAGAAAAAACTTTTTTTTTAAATTATTAAAACTTATTATATATTAATGTCTACATTTAGAAGATATGGAGGAATAAATAGTTCTGCGACTAATAATGTTGTTAGATCATATATTTCAAATTCTGAACAAATGAATATAAATAATTATTCAGGACTACCAAATTCAAAAGAGACCTTTGCTAGTCACATTGATTTAAGTGGAAATTCTATATTACATACACAAACCGTATATTTTCAGGATGGTACTTCTATGTCTACTGCTGGAAATATAGGCGCTCAAGGAGCACCTGGTGCTACTGGAGCCACTGGTCCTCAAGGAGTCACTGGACCTAGAGGAATTACTGGACCAACTGGACCTAGAGGCGCCACAGGACTTACAGGCGCCACAGGACCAACTGGCGCTCAGGGAACAACTGGACCTACTGGAGCCAGCGGACCTACGGGACCTACGGGACCTATAGGATTACCAGGTGCTAGCGGACCAACTGGACCAAGTGGACCTACTGGAACAACTGGACCAACTGGACCTAGTGGACCTACTGGAACAACTGGA